GTAAGTTGGGTTGATGGAAAGTTAAAAGCAGCCCGAAACAAAGGTCATCTGAAAAATGGTGGTAAAACTGCACCAACAACCGCCGGTATCGCTAATATGTTTAGTGGTAGAGGTGAGATTAAAAAAGCATTTGTAGGTGCGATGAGAGATTTAGAAAAATCAATAGGTTCTTTATCAGACGCTCAAAAGAAAAAGGTATTTGGTAATGGAACTAAATGGATGAATTTAGAGGTTATATATCCACAAACAAGTAATATAATAGACTACGATGTAGCAGAAATAGTATTCCACGGAACTACCGAATATGATAAAAGTGGTAGAGCAAAAGGATACTCAAAAGAATCTGCTCGTACATTACAAGGTATGATAAGACAAGTAAATCAAAATATACAAAAAACATTTAAAATTAGTAAACCTAATTTCTTAAAGATGAGTAAAGTTCAGGACTTTGGTAAGAAGAAATCTACATTTTTAAATAAGTTAAATAAATTACAAAGTCAATATGGATTAAAAGATACTGACACATTAGGTATGTATCATCAATCTTTTTGGCAAGAATATATTTTTAACGCATCAAAACAATTTAATGTAAAGTTAGAAGACAATCAATTGGTGAACTTAACTAATCGTTGGGCATTCTTTGATAAATCATATAAAATTGGAGACATTAAAAAAGACTTTAAAGATAGTCCAAAATTTATTGACTGGGTATTAAAGACTGACAAACTTGACCACAACAAAATGTTTAAAGACAATATAAAACCATTTGAAATATTATTCTTTCAAGTCGGAGCAGAAATATTAAAGAATATGTCAGGTTTCTTAGCAGTATCACCGGACGCAGCAGTTCAAAAAATTAAGAAAGATGTAGATAGTGCATTAAAAGATTTACAAAAACCAGACAATGTACAAAAATTAAATAAATTAAAAATACAAATAGAGAAATTAGAAGCTATCGGGGGTTCAAGTGCAATCGTTCCAAGTGAAGGGTTGGTTTTCAAATACAAAGGAAACATATACAAATTCACAGGAGCATTTGCACCAATCAATCAAATATTAGGTAGTTTAAAATTTTAAGGAGTTATAATGGCAAACAGGTCAAAAGAAGCAGAAAGACAGAATAAAGCGTTACAAAATATTCTTGAAGGTAAACCAGTAGAAAAGGATTATGTTCAAGTTGGATATCAAGGTAAGAAACCAGAGGACCTTGGTGGTAAAACAAGAAAATCAGAATTGACTGATATTATGGCAGAAGTTAGAATGCCTTGGTTTTGTCCAGAATGTAAAAAAGCAATGAAGAAAAAACTTGATGATAAGTTTTGGAGAATGATGGGTCATTGTTTTGATTGTCAAGTAGAATTTGAAAACAAACTAAGAATGAAAGGTGAGTTTGATGATTGGGCAGAAAGAAAAATGTTAGAAAATCAAAAATCACAATTAAAGGATTTAGAACAAAGTTTAACAGACTTTGAAAAAACAGGTGGTAAAAAAACTTGGTATAATAATGTTGGTGTAAATACACCAATGTTAGAAGAAGATAAATGGGAAATGGCAGAAGAAAAATTTGAAGAAACAATTCAAGAAGCAAGAGATTTTATACGAGAAAAAAGAGAAATCGTAGAAAAAGCAGAACAACAACTAACAGGAGCACAATAATGGGAATCATTAATGCAATACTAAATCTATTTTTTGGTGGTAATAAAAAACAAGAAGTCAAAGAATTAGATAAAGCGATTAAAGTAAAAGACCAAGAAGTTAAAGAACTTGAAAAAGAGGTCACAAAACTTGAATCAAAGAAAAAAGTTAACAAAAAAGAAGTAGCTAAATTAAAAAGAAAAGTTACTACTACTAAAAAACAGATTGAAAAAGCTGGTGAAGCGGTAAAAGAAGACAATGCCGATGAAGCAGTTAAATTTTTAAAGAAGTTTAGTAAATAAGTTAGATACTTATATATATGAGATATTTAATTTACATATTACTAATCGGGAGTTTATTCAGTCAAGATGTGATTGAACCAAAAACCTATACCTTTACGGAGGAAGAAGTTTTAGCATTCACAAACGAAATCAAAACATTAGAACTAAAAGATAGTTTAAATGTATCTTTGGTTGAGGATTTGGAATCACAATTGAAACTTTTTGAGGAAAATTCAGTCATAGATTCTATGTTGATTGCGAATAAAACTAACCAAATTAATCTACTAAAAGACACTACAAAACTACTTGAACAAAAAGTAAAACTCGTTCAACCTAAATGGTATGAAAACAAGTGGATATACTTTACATTTGGAGTAGCTTTGACTGCTACATCAGTTAAATTAGCAGGTCAAATAGTAGACTAATGGCAGAGCAACTAAAAGAAGTAATCAAACAAGAGTATATAAAGTGTGCAAAAGATTCTGCATATTTTATGAAAAAGTATTGTATGATACAACATCCGATACAAGGAAAGATTCCTTTTGATTTATACGACTTTCAAGAAAAGTCTATAAGTGAGTTCCAAGAACATCGTATGAACATAATCCTGAAAGCTCGTCAGTTGGGTATTTCTACATTGACAGCCGGATATAGTTTGTGGTTAATGACATTTCACCAAGACAAAAATGTTTTGGTAATTGCAACCAAACAAGAAGTAGCAAAAAACTTGGTAACTAAAGTTCGTGTTATGCACGCAAACTTACCGAGTTGGTTGAAACAAAGATGTGTTGAGGATAACAAATTAAATCTGAGATATCGTAATGGTTCCCAGATTAAAGCGGTATCATCTGGTCCAGAAGCAGCCCGTTCAGAAGCATTATCATTATTGATATTGGACGAAGCGGCATTCATCGATAGAATTGATTCAATTTGGACAGCGGCACAATCTACCTTAACGACTGGTGGTCAATGTATCGCATTATCTACACCTAATGGTGTGGGTAATTGGTTCCATAAAACTTGGGTTGAAGCTGAAGAGGGTCGTGGTATGTTTAATCCAATAAAATTACATTGGACCGTACACCCAGATAGAGAGGAAAGTTGGAGAAAAGAACAAGATACTTTACTGGGTCCAAGTTCTGCAGCCCAAGAGTGTGATTGTGACTTCTTAACATCTGGTACAGGTGTGATTGACCCAGTATTGTTGGAAAAATTAAGAAAGAATTCTTGTAATGACCCATTAGAAAAACGAGGTATTGATAATAATTGTTGGATTTGGGAACCAGCAAATTATGCAAAAAATTATATTGTATGTGCAGATGTTAGTAGAGGAGACGGAACAGACTATTCTGCTTTTCACGTTATTGAGTTGGAAACTCTAACACAAGTCGCAGAATACAAAGGTAGAATAAATACCAAAGATTTTGGAAATATGTTGGTTTCTATATCAACAGAATATAATGATGCGATACTTATTATAGAGAACAATAATATTGGTTGGGCGACAATCCAACAAGTAATAGATAGGGATTATCCTAATCTATTTTATACAAGTAAAGACTTACAATATGTTGATGTTCAACACCAAATGAACAATAGAATCAACAGACAAGAAAGGAATATGGTTGCTGGTTTTTCAACGACTTCTAAGACCAGACCACTAATTATTAGTAAGTTAGAAGAATTTTTTAGAGAGGAAAGTGTAGTGGTTCGTAGTAATCGTTTGATTGATGAACTATTGACTTTCGTCTATATAAATAATAGAGCAGAAGCAATGTCGGGTTACAATGATGACTTGGTAATGTCTTTTGCTATTGGACTTTGGGTTCGTGATACTGCTTTAAGATTACGAACTGAGGGAATTGAATTAACAAAAAAAACTCTTAGTAGAATGAACGATACTGAGGGTTTATACACCCCAGAAGACGCAAACAAAAACGATAGTTGGGAGTGGGATACAGGAAAAGAGAAAGAGTCTTTAGATTGGCTCTTATAAAGTGAGGTAAAAAATGGCAGATACAACATTATTTGGTAGATTACAGAGATTATTTAGTACAAATGTAATCGTAAGAAATGTCGGTGGTAAAAAATTAAAGATAGCCGATACAGACCAAGTACAAAAACAAGTCAAGAGTCATCTTGTTGATAGATATACAAAACTACACAACAATTTAGATTTAGTGGGAACAGGTTATTCAACCGTTCATCAAATTATGGCGGCAAGATTGGCATTGTTTAAAGATTATGAATCAATGGATTCCGACCCAATCATTTCATCAGCATTGGATATCTATTCAGATGAATCTACTATGAAGGGTGAGTATGGTGAAGTGGTCACTATCAAATCTGATAATGAAAACATCAAAGAAATTCTACATAATTTATTTTATGATATTATGAATGTCGAGTTCAATCTATGGCCTTGGGTTCGTAATATGGTTAAGTATGGTGATTTCTTTTTACATTTAGACATTAATGAAAAATACGGAATTACAAATGTAGTTCCATTATCACCTTATGAAATCATTAGAGCAGAGGGAGAAGACCCAGAAAATCCTTATTATACAAAATTCTACTTGGAAAGTATTGAAGGAGCACACCCTTACTTTGGACAAAAACAAAGTGGTAAAGGAAAAATAGAATTTGAAAACTTTCAAATCGCACATTTCAGATTAGCAAACGATAGTAACTTCTTACCTTATGGTAAATCTATGGTTGAGTCTACGAGAAAGATTTGGAAACAATTAACACTTATGGAAGACGCTATGTTAATTCACAGAATTATGAGAGCACCTTCTAAACGAGTATTCAAGATTGATATCGGAAACATACCACCAGCAGAAGTTGATAACTATATGCAAAGAATCATCAACAAGATGAAAAAGACACCAATCATTGATGAGGGAACGGGTGAGTATAATTTAAAATATAATATGCAAAACCTAACAGAAGACTTCTTTATGCCAGTTCGAGGTGGAGATAGTGGAACTGAGATAAGTGAGTTAGGTGGTATTGATTATGATTCAACCGAGGACATTGAATATTTAAAAAACAAATTATTAGCATCACTAAGAGTACCGAAAGCATTCTTAGGGTTTGATGAAAATGTCGGTGGTAAAGCAACTTTAGCAGCAGAAGATGTAAGATTTGCAAGAACCATAGAAAGAATACAAAGAATTGTAGTATCGGAGTTAACAAAGATTGCAGTTGTTCATCTATATTCACAAGGATATACAGATGAAGACTTAGTAAACTTTGAATTAAACTTAGCAAGTCCTTCAACAATGTATGAACAAGAAAAGATAGAATTGTTCGGACAGAAAGTTGACTTAGCAAGTAGTATGATACAAGATAAAATTTTACCTACAAATTGGATATATGATAATGTTTTTAATTTTTCTGACAAAGAAAAGATTGATATTGAAAATCAAATCATTGAAGACCAAAAACAGAAGTTCAGACACTCACAAATTGAAATGGAAGGTAATGACCCACAAGCATCCGGAGAATCAGTTGGAACACCAAGTGATATGCAAACCGGCCGTGGTGGTATGTTCGGTCAACAACAAGAACCACAACAGGATGACGATTCAGTAGCAGGTTCTTTATTTGACCCATTTGATAACGGAGAAGATGATAGACCAGAAGACCAACAAGGTGGTAGACCACAGGAAATGAATAAACCATTCAAAGATAGTGGAGCAAGAGGTCGTGACCCATTAGGGAAACAAACTAAGAATAGAAGACCACTTGCATTAGCACACTACGACGCCTTGAAGAAAACTATGGGTAAAAAGTCAAAGGACATAATCAATGAGACCAACAAGGTAGATGAAATGAATAAAGAATATAATGAATATAAAGAAGAAAAAGGTAAAGAATAAATACCGATTTCTTGAAAGTTTTATATTTATTATTGATAAAATACAAAATACTTTGGAGCTCAAATGTCTTTATATGTTAAACACAACAAGATAAAGAATACAGGTATTCTTTACGAACTTTTATCTCGTCAAATAACAGTTGATGTGATAAATGACACAAAAAGCCCTAAGTCAGTAAAAATTTTTAAAGAATTCTTTAATAAAAATACTGAATTGGGTAAAGAATACGAATTATATTCGGTTTTGTTAGAAAAAAAATACAAAAACAACAAACATGCTGGTCAATTAGTCGAAGCAGTTGTTAAAAGTCGTAGAAAATTGTCTAATCGTAGATTAAATAATGAAAAATACAACTTAATTAAAACCATAAAAGAGAATTACGATATAAAAGAGTTTTTTAACACTCGTATTCCAAATTTTAAAGTTATGGCATCTATTTACAAAGTTTTCGGAACTGAAACAGGTAAAGAAGACTTTGGACCAATAGAACAAACAGATTCTGCTATCACTATAACTGAACATATCTCACAAAGTAAACTTGAAAAGTCAAAAGAATATAATTTAAGTGAATATGCGGAACAAGGAAAAGATTTAAGATTGTTGAGTTATCAATTATTAGTTGATAAGTTTAACAAAAAGTATAAATCTCTTGATGAAAGTCAAAAGAACTTGTTGAAGCAATATATCAACAATGTATCTAATACGAATTCATTAAAAGAATTTATAGACAATGAAGTAGTTAAAATTAAAAAAGCTTTAAAGAAGTTATTACCAAATGTCAATGATAAAATTACAAAGATTAAGTTATCAGAAGCTATTGGTCATACAGACACAGCTACAAAAGGTAAAGTCGTGAAAGATAAACACGTGGTTGCATTAATGAGATATTATGAACTTATTAAGGAAATAAAAAATGTCCAAACGCGTCAAAATAACTAAGTTAAAAGAACTTATCAAACATTTAGTTGTTCAAGAGCTAAAGAAAGATGATGAAATTGAAGAAGTTTCAACAACCGCATCCGCAGGGATTGACGGAACAGGAACAGGTCATTACGATACACCACACGCATTTTCAAGTGGTTCAGCAGTTGGACACAAAAGTCCAGAAGTCGGTGGATATAAAAAAGTAAACGAATCACAACCATTTGCAGACTTTACAGAACTTCCAAAACTAAATAAAGACCAACAAGAATCTCTTGATGAATTATTTGGATTTGCAGAATCATATCAGATATACAACTCATTTGAAAAAGACCCTAAAAAGTTTATCAAAACATTAGATGATATGGCAAAGATTAGAAAATCATCTAACAAAAAACCAAAAGGTGTTAATTTTAACAAAGGTAAAAAACAATTTGTTAAAGAAATCGCTAATCAAGAAATTAGTGCATTACAAAATCTTGAAAAAGGTTTAGATAAACTACGAAAAGATTATGTGAAAATTATGAGTATAGGTGATAAAACACTTAAAAACAAACAATACAATGATTATTATGATTATATTTTAAACGCTCAAAAAGGAATAGGAAGCCTTACACAAACTTTAAAAAGAAAACAAATGTTAGGTGAAGGTCGT